ACCTAAACACGGTGCTCATGCCAGGCATTGAATCGTCGCGGCAGATCGATCGCAGACTTTCGCCATCAGCAAGACGCAGACAAATCAGGTCCGCCACCTTCTGGTCAAAACTAGAAGGTCGACCGTTTTTCTTTGGTTCAGTCTTCGCTTTCATCGATGATCTTTTTCCATCTGTCCGGGGTTTGTGCTCGTCGCTCGTACTTGCAAATTTTTTTGATGGTGCTGAGTGGGATGTCGAAGATCTTGGCCAGTTTGCGGTAGCCCACTTCCTCGTCTTCGTGCATGTCACGGATTTTGTCTATGACCTCATCCGGGAGGCGGGCATTGTGGTGGGACGACCCGATTCGGTATCCCTGCTCATTGACAGCCACGAAATGCACGCGCTTTTTTCCCTTCATCTCATCCCATCAAGCACTGCTTAACGCTTCGGAGGTTTCTTGCCTTTGTCTTTGCCATAGCCCATGATCATCTCCTCGAGTGTCGTGCAAAATTGCACTGCATTGATTTTGCATCATCATTGAATTTTCCGCAACAATGTCGCCCGTTTTTTCGAGCGCCCAATTTACTCGTTGTGGGCTTATGTTCCATCCTTCGCGTGTCAGATCGAGGATGCGTTTTGCCTGGTGTAGTTCGTCGCTCATGTTTTCCTTTTCGCGTGCATTGAAGCCATCACGGCTTTGAGTTGATCGACGGATTTGTTGCCGCGCTTTTTGATTCGTTCGTCGAGTTCATCCCTGCGCTTCCACAGCGGCATGGTGAGTAGGTGCCTGGCTTCGCACTCAGTCATCCATTCCTTTGCCCAGGAGCCAACGACGCGCCCATCATGGAGCGTGACATCGATCTCGTACTTCTCGCGGCTCAATGTGGGTTTGCCGATGCGGCCATGTGTTTGAAGTAGCCGTCGCAGATCTCGATGGCCTCGCGCATCACCATGGCATCAAATGCTTGATCGAGTTTTGACTCTGCGTCCTCGTCATCGTTCCATCCGATCGCGAACGAGCACACGCCGTAGCCATCAGGCTGGCAAAAGAATCTCAACTCAGGCGCACCTTCATCGTTTTGTTTTTTGATCATCACAATCTGGCCATACCTGGCCACATCAAACACTCGTGCAAATTTCATCTCTCTCTCCTCAAGTAAAAAACAAGAATGGCCGCTGACAGTGCAATGCCAATGCCCATGCCAATCATCACGGCCCCAATAAACATCAATGTCTGCCCCATGATCACCTCACATATTCAAGTCTGATTGTTCGATACACGACGCCGTCTGGCCATCGCTTGTCTGACTCGATGTCATACAGTTCGATGATGTGCTCTGCCTCGGCAAACTTCATGCGCTGATTGCGAATGCAAAACATGTAGATCAACGGCGCCTTTTGCGTTGAGTATGCGTCGATCAATTGCGGCAACAGCATGCGTTCTTTTTCTTTGATGTTCGGCGTGCCTTTGACATTGACCACGAAGGTCCGCTCATCGCGCTGGATCACATAGTCCGGCATATTGCGAAGCACCGGGTTCAGGTTGTAGAACGCACCAACATTGGCGAACTTCTCATCAAAGCCAAGGCGCGTGCAGTTCCATCCATTGCGTTCGCACCATTGCTCAAACAATTCCTCGCCAATGTTGACGCCGACGCCTTGCCTGTCCTGGTAATTTTGGTTTGCGTTGCCGTATGTCAAAACTCACCTCGATTTCTAAGTTCGTTCAGTCTTAGCAGTGTGTTCAATGAATCCTCCTGCTGTCTCCTGGTTGTGTTCATCTGCATTTCATCGGTGAGGTTCAGCGCCTGTCCAATGATGTTGAACTCCTCACCTGTGGTGCCCCACTTGCTCGTGCGATCGTGTCTGTCTTTCACTGATCGAATTGCCTTGAGCGACTGCTCCATCAGTTCGCGTGCCTCGACAGAATCAAAGTGATCGCCAGACATCACATATCCCCAGTTCAGTCTGAAGCACACCGTGTTCCATGTGACAGGATCTGCCTCGCCTGTTTTGAATTTTTCGAGTTCTTGATGCGGCACCAACTGCAATGCAATGTCCGACTCTTTGTTGTGTCGAAAAATTTTTGGCAATGCAGGCACAGGCTTTGGTCTGTACTTGCTTCGCTTTCTCATGCCCGCCCCCTTGCGCGGATGGCGTCGGCGCAATTCTCAGCGGCCGTTATCCCCCAGAAGGCATCTTCCTGCGCGGCTTGGTCGGCAACGATGTCACACACCTTCGCGCATGCCTCTCGCTCTGCCAGAACTGCGGCTTCGATTGCTTCTTGACTGGCCTCAATGATCGCGGCGTCGTGCTTGAGCAAAATGAGTTTGATCATCTTCAGTGCATTGGCGCCCAGGTGTTCGGCGGCTTTGTCTATGTTGCTCATGTGTTCTCCTTTTTAATTTGATAGTCCTTAAACACAGTTCCTTTGCTTGCATCACCCTTCCAGCACTCGCTTACCCAACCACGCTTACCAGATTTGTATGTGCGCCAGTGCCCTCTTGATTGATGTCTGCGTGGGCTTGCGTGAGTGCCACCTTGCGGATCGTTCTTTGGCTTTGGTGGCTCAATGACGACTGTGTGCCAGTCGTATGTCGGTTGCTTGCCTTCTTTGATTTTTCTGCGGTTCGTAAATGAGTTTTTTATGGTTGGCACATAAGCAATGGTTTCGGTTTGCAATAACAGTAAAAAATCTTCGACATGTTGCAACACACTTTTCCACTCGCTGTTTGTTGTTGGGTGCTCTCCATTGGGCGTTGAGATTTCCAAACCCTTATCAGTCAACACCACTTTGCAAGGCTCAATGGCGTTTTGCCACGCATTACCTGCGCCGACCACAAAACCAGTTACATACAAGGATTCTGCGTCAGGTGCGTGTAAGTGCAAAACCAGCGCAGTGCCATTGCTTTGTTGACCGACAACATTGACCTTTTGGTAGGGCAATCGAAACATATCAACATCAGGCACATGACCTTCAGGACGAGTGGACAGGTCGCCCATATCAAACCATTGAGCCAGTTCTGGGTCAGGCGTTAACCTAACCATTCGAGTGATAAGCGGCGTCATGTTAAACACCATTCGTATTTATCCATAGTCATACTCACAGTTTGATCCCCCTCACCATCTTGCAGTCGATGTCTTTGTTGTAATGCGGCCAGTGGCCATCGCGCACCATGTCGCAGTAATGTTGCTCTGCCTTGATGGCATCGTCGTAGTCCATCTGGTTGACGAATGCAAATGCACCCAGCAATGCAATCCATATCGAAATTGTTTTGATCGCTCTCATGTTTTCTCCTTCGGCATTGCCATTTTTTCGCGTAACTCATCCATCATCTTTTTAACCCTGGCTCTGTTGATCGCCATCTGCTCTTCAGAAATCTTGTGCTCCAACTTCGGCGGTTCAGGTCTTGGCGCCATGCGGCACAGTTCTTTGAACTTGATGCAGTTGGGCACTCGTTCAGGCAAGTGCTCGAGTGCGTATGCGATGGCTTCTGGCCATTTCACAAACCCACCCAGTTCTTCAGCCCATGTGGCCTTTGCGTTTTCAAGTCCAGCGTCAATGCCATTGACCATGCCGGTGCTGTATTGCCCAGTGAACTCTCGGCCATAAATTCCTTGGAGCCTGGCAAATATTTTTTCAACCCAGGCGTTTGGCAGTATTGGATTCGGTGTCATAAATTTCCCCTTCAATGATGGTTCCTTGGTATTCGTCGTGTTTCGGTAAAAGTCCAAGGGATCTGGCAATACCCTCTTGGTTGATCTGGTGCTGAGTCTTGTTGCTGTTCTGGTCCTTGTTGACCCAGTCTGCTTTGAACCCTGCCCATCCCCTTGCACAGCATTCGGTCAATGCGGCATTGAGTGACCAACCTGCTTTGCGTGCCTCGCGCTCGATGCCTGCCATGGCCGCTTGGGTGACTGGTGCCTTTTTGGCTTTGCGGACTTTTGTGAATCCATCCCAGACTTCAGGCGATACGCCATCAGGGCAGGACAAGGGCTTGTCCCTTGTACTTATCTTTGTTTCTTGTTTTATGTTTACTGTTTCTTGTTTATTGTTTGGTTGCACGGTCGTTGAACGAGCGTTGGACCTGCGTTCGGCAGATGCCTTACCCGCTCTGGATGCGGCTTCCAGCCTGTTGTGGTACTTCGCAATCTCTTCATCTGCCCTGCGATTGACCCACCCAGACCCCTCGACGAGTTCAAAAAATTCCTCGAGAACAGCACCGACTTCGTCTTCGTGATCGCGCATGTTGATCGCCCGTGCAACGGTCGTTGAACACTCGTTCAACGGTTGTTCGTGCAGGTAGTACAGATCGAGCAGACGACGGTAAGCACAGTCCTCAATCACCGTGAGGTGCCGGGTGTGGCTTATGTAGTCGCCGATGTTGAATGAGTAGAAGTGCATCACGCACCTGCCTTGGCCTGGTCAAGCAATGAGCGGATCGTGTCATCGCTCTTGACCTTGGCTTTGTTGGTGCATGCAACGCAGGCCGCGTTGATGGTGTACCTCAGTGTCTCGCCGCAGGCTTTGCAGGGCTTACCGGTGTACTTGCGCTCGCCGTTTTTGGCGGCTTTGATACGGGGGGAATCCAATTTAACACTCCTCTTGGTTGATGGTTTTCTAATTCTAAACCAATACCAAGAGGAGGTGTCAAGCGTTTTTTTACAGGTCGGTTTCTTTCACGAAAACGCCATCGATCATGCGACCCTTGCGGTCCTTGATTTCGTCGTAGGCCATCTCGATGCAGGCCTCGATGCTGAACCCCATCTGCTCGGCCAGGATAGTCAGCACCACCACGGCGTCGCCGATGCCGTCCATCACTTTGACCGTGTCCTTGCGGGCCAGTCCTGCGGCCAACTCGCCGATTTCCTCGATCAGTTTGGTGAACTGCTTGTCGGTCGTGCTACCCGACACCAGGTTGCGCTGGTGCGCCCAGCCACGAATGCGCACAAAGTCTTCATAGGTTTTCATTGGGTACCTCAAAATGGGATGTCGTCGTCCATGTCTGCCATGTCACCGGCAGGCTGTTGCGTTTGTTGCGTTTGCTGTGGGCGCGCTGGCGCGTCACCCTTTGG